TCGCATCCTTGGCCCTGACGCAACATTCGCCTGATTCTTAGGCACTAGGTAGAGAGAGGTAAGGGTATGGCATACACCAAGTTCGTGAGTGACGCAGTTGCTGTGGCTGGTGTGTGCACCCTTACCATCTCGAACACCGACATTGAGGACTACTACATCGGTGACAAGGTACGAGTCGAAGGCATCTCAAGCGTCTTCAACGGCACGCACACCCTCACTGGTGTAAACCTCACAGCAATGACTGTCACCTTCTCGAAGGGCAACAGCACAGTCACCCTCAACAATCTCCGTGGCGCTGAAATCTATGTCATGCCACAGTGGACTGATGAAGCCCTTGTCCTTTCTTGGCTCGGCATCACCGAAGGCGCAACCGCCAACGACACCGCTTTTGTCACCGAATGTGTCGAGGCCAGTAACCAATGGTGTTTTCGTAAGCGTCAAGAGGCGGGCTACACAAAAGACCGTGTTACTTTCCCACCGTCGGGAGATGTCCAGCAGGCTGCAACAATGTATGCAGCTGCTTTATACCGTGAGCGTGGAAGCCTTGACTCTTTCCAGTCTTACGAGATGATGGCGACCGCTTCCCCGACAGGTTCCCTCGGTCAGATCATGCGCTTGCTCGGTTGTGGCCGAGCCACGGTGGCATGATGTTCGCTGGCTGCACGGAGCCACGACTGGCTCGTTTCGTTCCCCTTTGCGAAGCGAGCACAGGTCTCTAATGGCACGAATCAACGACGCCCGAGTTCGCCTTGTCACCACGCTGACAAACGCCAACATCACGGTGGTATCTGATGCCCGTAACATTCGTCCCGGTGTTGTGATTATTGACCCCCCTGAAATCACACGATCAACCACGAACCAACTTGAGCTGTCTTTCAGTCTCAATGTGGTCATGGCTCCGCCGGGCAATCTCGACGCTCTCATTCCTTTGCTTGACCTTCTTGACAAAGTTATTGACGCAACATCGGCAACCAACGCCACACCGACTGTGTACTCCACAGGTGGCCAAGACCTCCCCGCCTACACGGTCACTGTGCCGTGGGTGGCTTATCCATAAGGAACACATGGCAAGTTATAAAGTCATTGCTGACAACATCTCGGGAAAGAACCCCGGAGAGACAATTACTGATGAGGAACTTGACGGTTGTTCCGTTGAGGCTCTCATTGCAGGCGGTTTCATTGAAGTCGCTAAATCAACCAAAACAATCAAGGAAGTAGAGGCCGAGTAATCATGGCTATTTATGTAAACAAAGACATTCAAGTTAAGGTCAACGCTGTCGACCTCACTGCCTATGTCACCAATGTTGAAGTTGTCAAGGCTGTCGATTCTGTTGAATCAACCGCAATGTCAACATCTGCTGTGAACGGTCACACCTTCGTCGGTGGCATCCAAAACAACACAGTCACGATCACATTCAACCAAGACTTCGCAGCAACCAAGGTTCACGCCACGCTGACAGGGCTTGTAGGAACACAGACAACCGTTGTGGTTCGCCCAACCTCTGCTGTCGCAGCTGCTGGCACAAACCCTGACTTCACTCTCACAGGTGCGCTCATGTCTGAGTACCGTCCAGTTCAGGGCGCTGTGGGCGACCTTGCCTCTGTCGGAGCAATCACCTTCACCGGTGGACTGATTACCGAAACAGCAGCCTGATGTTCGAGCTCGTCATCTCCACCGTGCTGGTAGATGGCAGCGAACATTCCGTTGTCCTCACCGTGCCAAGCCTTCTCGAGTTTGAGAAGCTCCACACCGTTTCAATCATCAAGGCAATAGACCAAAACCTTTCAATGGAGTACCTAGTCACTTTGGGCTATCTCGCCATGCAACAGGTCGGTCATGTTTCCAATATTGAGAAGTTCAAGTCAGAGCTGAAGGGCGTGTCTTACGAGATCAAAGCCATCCCTTTTGGCGTGACGGCTACCACGGACTCATCGCCGGGTTAATTCTCGCAGGCATCCCGTGGAGCGACCTTCGGGAAATGCCACAGACTCTTATTAGCACCCTTTCCAAAGCAATTCAAGACAGGCAAAAGTAGTGATCGTCAAAGTTTACGAACCAACTAAAGACCTTGACAAAGCCTTGAAAGCCATCAAGAAGGTTCAGCCTGAGCTGATTAAGAACATGAAAAAGGACATCCGCAAGGAAGCCAAGCCTGCAATCAAGTCCATTAAGGACTACCTTCTTTGGCTTGACCCCGATGTAATTCCTTTCAACAACTCGGGCGACAGTCGCATCCTTGAAGGCGAACTAATCAAAGACCGTGGTGGCAAAACCAAATGGAAGAAGGAAGCCATCTTGCGTGGCGTCCGTGTCAAGTTTGGTGGCCCCAACCGTAAGGGTCGAATGGGTCGCACCTCGTTCGCTCTAATGAGCATTTACCAATCGAACCCCGCTGGCAATATCTACGATCAAGCTGGTTCTCGAAACCTTGGCAAGCCCGGCAACAAGTTCAACGAAAACCTCGAAGCCCAAGACAAGCCCCACAAAGAAGGCGAACGCAAAGGCAAGAAGGGTGGGTCTCGCTATATGTGGCCGGGTGCTGAATCTCACCTGCCAAAGTTGCGTGAGGCTGCTGCTGACATCATGAATGGCGTCGTTAAAGACTTCAACCGAGACTATAAAAGGTTCTAATGGCAAACATTGTTCTTCCCTTCGTTACGACTTTCAATGATGCTGGCGTCAAGAAAGGTCAGGCTTCTCTCGGCGCTTTAGCAAAGTCAAGCCTTGCTGGCGCTGTCTCTGTCGGGGTCGTTGTAGATCAGTTAGGCAAGGCGGTCAAGGCTGCTGCCGAAGACCAAAAGGCTCAAGAACTTCTCGAGCTGGCGGTTCGAAATAACACTTCAGCCAACACAGACCAAATTGCCGAGATGGAAAAGACCATCGGCAAGATGGAAATGCAAAAGGCAGTCGCCGATGATGAGCTTCGTCCTGCTATGGGCAATCTTGTCCGAGCTACTGGCGATGTCACAAAGGCTCAGGGTCTGCTTAATTTGGCATTAGATATCTCGGCAGCGACAGGCCGTGACCTAAACACTGTGACCTTGGCGCTCTCTAAAGCTCAGACCGGGCAGATAGGCGCACTGACCCGCCTTGGCATTCCGTTGAATGCAGCTGCTGTGAAGTCCAAAGACCTCGCTGGTATTCAGAAAGACCTTGAACTTCGCTTTGCTGGCGCTGCTGATGCAGCTGCTAACTCTGCCGATGGCGGTATGAAGAAGCTCCAAATCGCTTTGGACAATACCTACGAGGCGGTGGGGTACAAACTGCTTCCCGTTCTTGGCGACTATGTCACAGTGCTGGCAGACCTTTCGGGCAAGGCTTTGAATGCGGAAGAAGAAAACAGCAAGTTTGGAACGGCGTTTAATTACCTTGCAAAGCAGATGCTGCCCGTTTTGCAAATCCTCCCGTTCATTAACAAGGGTGTGAAGAATTACGCAGACAATGTCAGAGGAGCAACTAGCGCCACCGACGACTTTGAGCGCATCTTCCGCCTTCAAAACATGAACATGAGCAAGGCGACCGTCACCGTTCGTGACAACGAAAAGGCTGAAAGAGCAGCGACCGACGCCAAGAAGAAGGCTCGTCAGGCTGCCAAGGAATACGCCGATACTCTCCGTGAGCGTGTCAAGACCGCAGTGGACGCCACCACCGACGCAGTCGAGAAGGCTCAGGCTGCCTACGACGATTACCGAGACAGCCTTGCCAGCGCCATCACAGGAAGCATCTCACTTGCCGAGGCGTACAAGACACAGACCGACGCCGACCTAGCCTCCACCGAAGCGCTCCAGGAACGCACACAGGCTTATCAAGACCTCAGCCGAATTAACCCGGTAGAGGACGCCGACGAATACGCTGCTGCTCTTGATCGTGTTGCCAAGGCTGAAGAGAATGTCCGTGTCGCAGCCGATAACCGTAAGAAGGCAAGCGTTGAGCAGGTCTTCACAGACCAAATTGCCAACGCTCGTGAGTTCGCACAAAACCTCCAGTATCTAGTTCAGCATCACAACCTTGGTCAAGCTGCACTTTCTCAGCTCATCAATCTTGGCGTCGACGCTGGCAACGAAGTCACCCGAGCCATGATCATGGGCACTAGCGGTCTGACCGCTGGCGGTCTCAATGAGTCCCTTGCCTCGATTAGTTCCGCAGCAAGTTCGTTTGGCACTGCTGGCGCTAATCAGTTCTTTGGCGGGGCGCTCGGAACAGCCACAGCCAACGCAGGCACAGTCAATCAATACAGCATTACCGTTACCGCCGGGCTTGTTTCTAACCCCGCTCAAGTAGGCCGTGACATCATTGAAGCAATCAAGAGCGCTGAGCGTGTTTCGGGTCAGGTCTTCGTCAGCGTATGAGCCAGCCAATAATTAAGGTTCTTGTCGGGTTTCAAACCTCTCCAAACTTTGGTCAGGCTTTTCAGCTTGATGACGCTGTTTACGGTCTTTTAGATACGGGCAAGCTTGGAGGTATCCAGTTCGCTGACCTCACAACAATGGTTCAGTCGGTCAACATCAACCGTGGCCGTTCACGCCAGTTGCAAGAGTTCAACGCAGGCACAGCAACCGTGTCCTTTTGGAACAAGTCCCGAGCCTTAGACCCGCTTAACACGGCAAGCCCGTATTGGAACACAAGCACAAACACAACAGGCGTTGTCCCACGTTTACCAATTCAAATCTTTGCCAATGGCATCCCAATCTATACAGGCGTCATTCAGGACTGGAATGTTAACTACGACGCTGGCAACAATGACATTGTTTACGCCAGTTGTGCCGATGACTTCACTGTTCTTGCTAGCGCCACACTCGCAGATCACACAGTCACAGCAGAGCAAACAGGAACCCGCATCGACACGGTTCTTAACTATTCCGAGGTGGCTTACCAAGGCGCTCGAAGCATCGCCACCGGAGCTTCAACTTTGGGTGGCACAGCTGCAAACCCTGACTTCAGCATCCAACAGGGAACTTCGGTTCTGAACTATTTGCAGGATGTCACCGACGCCGAGCAGGGCTATTTGTTTATGTCAGCTGAAGGCACTCTTAGTTTTAGGAGCAGGTCGCAAGTCCTAAACCCAATTTCGGCTGCCACCTTTACAGGTGACGACTCGGTCGGTATTCGCTATCAAACACTGATGAACGAGTTTGGAGATGAGCTTCTTTACAATGTAGTAGTTACCGAAGGCCCAGCTGGAGGGCCATTCACAGCAACCGATACTGACTCAGTAGCGCAGTATCAAGCGCAGACTTACAGCCAAACAAGCCTTCTCAACTCGACAACGGCAGAACTTCAGGGTCTCGGCAACTACTTGCTTGGCAAATATCGCCAGCCTCAACTTCGCTTTACAGGTCTTTCCACGCAACTTTTAGCACTTGACGAGACTAAGCAAAACCAATGTCTCAACCTTGACCTAACTGATATTTGCAATGTTGTCAAACACTTTGCCGTTGGTTCCCCGTCATCAGTTGACCAAACAGTGATCGTGACAGGCATCAGCCACAACATCACACCCGGCAGCCACATCATCAGCTACACATTTGAATCCACAGACGGCAACGCTTATCTCACCCTAGATGACGCTGTTTTCGGTACTCTAGACAACAACCTTCTCAGTTTCTAAAGGAGACAATCATGGCAATTAAGACATTCACAGCGGGCTCAATTCTCACAGCCTCGGATACCAACACATTTTTAGGCAACTCAGGTCTTGTGTATGTGGGTAGCGGTTCTTTTGCTGGTGCTGCTTCATTCGAAATGACAGGCATTTCATCCACCTACACCTATTACCGAGCAGTGTTTTCCGCAATAACTAACACAACTGCGAACTATCAGGCCGTGCTTTACAACGGAGCCACAGCACGAAACAGCCTTTATTACGCAGGCGTGGGATATGCAGGATTTGACAACACCACTGGTGGCGCAAACTCATCAAACAACACAGCATTCTTTTACGCAGGGCAGGGAAGCAGTGCCTACCGTTCTCAGACCGTAATGGATTTCCGATTTAAAACAGGCGAAATGTTTACCTTTACTCTTCAAGGTTTTGAATCGAACACTTTTAGGTCGATTACTTCGGGAGGTTTTAGAAACGCCACCGACGCTTTTGACCGCATCAGAATCACACCAAGCGCCAGCGCCACCGCAACTGGCGAGTGGCGTCTATACGGATACCGGGAGCCCTAATGCCAAACCCTGAAATAGCAACCATCCTCGAAGACGGCTCATACGGCCAACGAGAAATGACAAACGAGGAGTTCGCAGAGTATGAAGCGTTTATGGCTGACAACGCTGTTCCTGCTGATTCTGAGTAGTTGTGGCTACGACGGCAACTACCGCTATCCATGCCAAGACCCCGATAATTGGGACAGCGTTGCCTGCATACCTCCAGTCTGCGAAGCCTCCGAAACCTGCACAAAGGACTTAATTGATGCCCCCGTCAGTACGACAGCACCCTGAAAAGCGCCACACGCCCGAAGAGATTCACGCCCGGCTGATCCTGTTTATCGGGGTCACAATGGCTGTGGTCTTCGCCTTGTCCGTTGGCGTGATGCTCTACGCTCTTGTGTTTGTAACCCAGCCCGTCAAGAGCCAAGCCCCAAACGATAAAGCCTTTATCGACCAAATATCGGTGCTGACAACATTCCTCACAGGTGCCTTGGGGGGCGTCTTAGCTTCGAATGGTTTGAAGAGCCGACCTAAAGAAAAGGAAACCACAACATGAAGCGCCTCAAAGCACTTATCAAGACCCTCATCCGCTACGAGAAGAAGGCTGAAGAAATCACAGGCAAAGACCTCGACAAGTTGGTCATTGATCTCGTGAAGAAGGAACTTAAAGATGAGTCGTAAATACACAGGCACCAAGGACGGTGCAGCAGCAGGCAAGCGTGAAGGAACAGAGTTGTTTCAGCGTTTGTTGTGCAAGCGTTTCGATAGCAAGAACTTGGGCACATGGGTCGTCCGCAACATGAGAGGCTCAAACAATTTGAGCGTTCACGCCACCGCTAGGGCGGGAGACACCATGCCGAAGACCCGCAAGTCAGCCCTCGAAATCATCTCGTGGCTTGAGACTCACGCCGAGCTCTTTGAGGTGGAGGAGATTCATGACTACCTATTTGACATCGACGGCAGTGGGCCAGCTGTGGGATACGGCAGAGGCTGGCGTGTCGGTAGGGGCTGGAAAACTTGGACAGCCAAAGACAATGGTGGCCCCGGCGGTCTTTGGATACATTGGGAACTGAGTCCCCGTATGTCGGACGATCCGAAGGCTGTTCGTGCAGCTTGGGATAAAGCCAAGGCGCTTTAAGGACTCTCTGCCACGCTTGGACACGGTGCAG